GTTTTTGGTATTTCAACCCCAGGTCCTATAGACAAGCGTTCTGGAGCAACAAAGGGAAAAGTTGGTAAGGCAGAACATTTAATATCGGGAGCATTTGTAAGCAGACTGGGCGGAACAACACTGGTTTTAGATGACGGAGATGATAAATTTACCCGCAAAAAGCCAGCAAGTGAAGGGCCTCCTGAATATGCAAGCGTTGAACAAGATGAAACAGACGGCGACGTTACGATACCTCACAATGAACTAGTAAGAATTAGAACAAGGACTGGTCATCAAATTCTATTGCATAATTCCGAAGATCTTATCTATATAGGTAATGCTAAAGGCACAACTTGGATCGAACTTTCAAGTAACGGAAAGATAGACATTTTTGCAGAAGATAGTGTCAGCATACACACAAAAAATGATCTTAATATTTTAGCAGACAGAGATATAAATTTAGAAGCAGGCAGAAATATCAATATAAAAGCAAAAGAAGAAATACAAGTTGAGTCAGGAAAAGATTATAATTTGTTAATAGGTGGTAACGGAAAAATATTAGTTGGACAGAGTGGCGCTGAACCTGGATCTGGAAATTTAGAGATCAATGCTAAAGGTTATATTTACGAAACATCGGGCGGTGCTAATCATACAAAAGCTGGCGGAAATATTTTAGAAACTGCCCCAGCAATTCACATGAATGGTCCTTCAGCAACAGAAGCAGCAAAACCCAAAGTGCTTAAAACCCATAGTGTTCCAGATCAAGAGGGAGCTGAATTAGTACAAACAATTATGCGACGTGTGCCTATTAAGGAACCTTGGCCGCATCACGAAAATTTAGATCCAGAAAAATTTATTCCTAAACAAACAGATAGAGATATTGATGGAAGAAACGAGGAAAATTCTGAATCTATTTTAATAACACCGGATTTTTTCAATACATATACCACTATCACAGACACCTTTGCAAAAGTTAAAGGTTCTGAAGGTTAAATAATTTTATGTCAAATCAAAAACTATACGAACGAGTTGTTGTAAAAGGAAAAACCCCTTCACAAACACCGCCTTTACCTAGAACATATCGAGGATTCAGCACAATAAGTGCTGATAGCGAGAGTTATACTCTATACGATTTGGCACTTATAAAACAAGATATTATCAACCATTTTCATATTAGGCAGGGTGAACGTTTAAATAATCCAGAATTTGGGACCATTATATGGGACATGATATTTGAACCCCTCACTGAAGATATTAAAGATCTAATTCTTAAAAACGTTGAAGATATTATTAACTATGATCCCAGAGTCAGGGCAGATTTAATTACAGTAACATCTTATGAATCTGGAATTCAAATCGATTGTACATTAACCTATATGCCCTACAATATCAGCGAAAGTTTGCGTTTTAGATTCGATCAAGAAAACGGATTGCTTAATTAAATGCGCATATAATAATTTCCGCTAAATATTGATATAATAGGAAGCGGATATGTCATCAACTGATAGACAAAATAGATTACTAGTGGCTGAAGACTGGAAACGTATATACCAGAGCTTCAGAAATGCCGATTTTCAAAGTTACGACTTTGAAAACCTGCGTAGAGTAATGATAAATTACCTACGCGAAAATTACCCAGAAGACTTTAACGACTATATTGAATCGAGTGAATATCTCGCTTTGATAGATATGATAGCCTTTTTAGGTCAAAGTATTGCTTTTAGAGTAGACTTAAATGCGAGAGAAAACTTTTTAGAACTTGCTGAAAGAAGGGAAAGTGTACTTCGTCTAGCAAGAATGCTCAGTTACAACGCCAAAAGAAATAAAGCCGCAAATGGCCTGTTGAAGTTTCAAAGCGTCAGTACAACACAAACAGTCTTGGACAGTAACGGAAGAAATTTATCAGGGCAAGTCATTATATGGAATGATCCTGCTAACCCAAACTGGAACGAACAATTTATAAAAGTCATAAATGTTGCCATACCAGCATCTAGACAGTTTGGAACGCCTGACAATAAAGCCACAGTCTACGGTATTTCTACAGAACAATATAGGTTTCAAACGTACAGTACAGGTGTGCCGGTTTTCGGGTTTACAAAAACTGTTGACGGAAGAAATATGAATTTTGAGGTTGTCAGCACAGTAATAGACAACGAGACCGATATTGTTGAAGACCCACCACAGGCGGGAAAAAGCCTTTCTTTTCTTTATAGAGATGATGGTCGTGGTGCTGCATCACCGACATCCGGGTTTTTCCTTCATTTTAGACAAGGTAATTTAAACACAGGTACTTTTACGATTGATCAACCAAGTACTAACGAAACAGTTGATATTGATGCAAATAATATTAATGATTCTGATGTGTGGTTGTACAAACTAAATGCATCCGGTAGTGAAAGCGAGCTTTGGGCCAAAGTACCGAGTTTTGAAAGTAACAATATCATTTATAATAGTTTAAAGAAAAATATTAGAAACATATATGGTGTAGTAACACGTACTAGCGACAGAATAAGTTTGGCATTTAGTGATGGAACATTTGGTACACTACCTTTGGGAACTTTTAGAACCTACTATAGAGTTAGCAATGGTTTATCTTATACCATCAATCCTAAAGATATTAGAAACGTCAGCATTGATATCCCATACATCTCTAATCTAGGTCAGGCCGAAATACTAACTATCACGATGTCGTTACAAACGTCAGTGACAAATAGTAGCGCAACTGAGTCAAATGTAGATATAAAATTAAAAGCACCTTCAACGTACTACACTCAAAATAGAATGATTACTGGTGAGGATTATAATATTAGTCCGCTATCAGTAAGTCAAGATGTTATTAAAATAAAAGCAATTAATAGAACTAGTAGCGGGATCAGCAGATATTTTGATTTAGTTGACCCAACAGGAAAATATTCTAGTACTAACTTGTTTGGTGATGACGGGGTAATCTATAAAGAAGAATTTCAAGAAAGTTTCAGGTTTAGTTATCTTACTAGAACAGATATAGAGGGCGTTTTATATAATCAAGTTTTAGATGCAATCAAAGATGTAAATTTAAGGAATTTCTACTATAATAAATTTACTAAAATTGCTACCGAGAGCCTAAACATTGCTTGGTTTAACGTAACATCTGATACTAATCAATCAACGGGGTATGTTGGGGACGGTGTGGATTTTACACCTTATAGAACAGGTGAGTTTGCAGCCACCGATTTAAAATATTTTGAATCTGGAGCTCTTGTCAAGTTTGAGGCACCAGCAGGTCAATATTTTTTGACAAGTGAAAATAATAGACTAGTAACCGGAACAGCAAATATTATCGGAACAGCAACATCTATATGGACAAAAGTTGTCTCAGTTCAGGGCGACGGAACAGCTGATGGCACTGGCGTTTTATCCACGGGATTCGGGCCTGTTGAACTTAATAATACAATTCCAACGGGCGCAATAGTTTCTCAAATTATCCCAAAATGGAGGACTACCATCGACAGTAATGTAATCTCCAGCATGATAGAACTTATATTTGATGATAAACCATTCGGTCTTAGATACGATATTAATTCAAAAAGTTGGAAAATTATTTTTGAAGGCAATTTAAATCAAACAGATGCGTTTAGTTTGGGTAAGACAGGCGATAATACTAATGAAAAATTAGATAGTAGTTGGTTATTGCTGTTTACTACAGATACTGAATTTTATACAGTAACTACGAGAAAAATAAGATACATTTTTGAAAGCGATAAAGAAATTAGATTCTTCTTTGACTCTAATAATAAAATTTATGACAGTAGAAATAATACAGTAGTAAAAGATGTTTTAAAGGTGTTAAGTGTGAATAACAAACCCGATGAAACATCATCGTTCACTCAAGATCTTGATTGGGAAATCGAGAAAGAATTTGTCGGTCTTGATGGTTATGTTGATACAAAAAAAATTATCATTAAATTCACTGACAGCGATGAGGACGGTGTTGTAGATAATCCTGATATTTTCGAAAACATTGTTAATACAACAGTTAACACATTGACCAAATTTATTGTATTAGAAAAATACGAAATTACTAGTGGACAGCAAGATTATAGATATGTATCAAACGCCGATAATAAGGTTCTAATTTTATCAACTGAATTAGCTATAAATGATCTTTCTAGCTATAAAGATGGCCAATATTTTTATTTTGTAGATACTCAAGTAGTTAAACGATTAGATAAAATTAGGGCACAATTGATTTCTAATTTAGATTATAAAGTTTTTCCAGGTCGTAACAGAGTTAAGTTTCAATATATTCATAGTGCAGACTATGAAACAAGAATAGATCCTGGACAAACAAATATAATGGATTTGTTTGTTTTATCTAGAGAATATGATCTAGACTATAGAAGATGGCTCAGTGGTAATTTAGAGGACGAGCCACTCCCACCAAGTTCGGATCAGTTAGCTTTATCATTATCGCCGACATTAAACAGTATTAAAGCAATGAGTGATGAGGTAATTTATCATTCAATAAGATATAAAATATTATTTGGAAATAAAGCAAGTTCAGACGTGAGAGCCAGTTTTAAACTTATTAAAAATCAAGAACAGCCAATCAGCGATAATGATATCAAGTCTAGAGTACTGGTTGCAATAAATGAATTTTTTGCACTTGAAAATTGGGAATTCGGTGATAGTTTTTATTTTAGTGAATTGGTTGCATATGTTATGAATAGAACCGCGCCTTACTTGGTCAATTTTGTCATAGTACCGAGACAATCAGGACTTAATTTTGGAAGTCTTTTTGAAATTAAAGCCGAAAGCGATCAAATTTTTATAAGTGGTGCTACAACCGATGATATAGAAATAATTAGTGGAATTACAGCCAGTACTCTACAATCACAAGGCGCAATTTCTGCTGAATCAACTGTAGTATCACAGCAAACTATTACAAGTAGAACAGGGAGTTATTAATGGCTGAAGAGCAAAACGAGTACGGTCTACCTGTCGACAAAGGCGGCAAAAGAAAATCTAATAAACTTTTGCCTAGGTATTTTAGGACAGAGCCAAATAAAAAATTCCTACAAGCCACAATTGATCAACTTACTCAGTCTGGTACAGTCAGAAGATTAAATGGATTCATTGGACGTCAAAATTCTAAAGCCGTAACAGCAAATGATGTATTCCTATCAGAACCAACTGTGGATAGACAGGTTTATCAACTTGACCCTGCGTTGGTGTCTAAAGATAATTTAGGAAACATAAATTATTTCAAAGATTATATTGATTACGTTAATACAGTAAATGTACTAGGCGGTATTAACTCAAACCATAAAAAATTAAACAGCCAAGAAATGTATAGCTGGGACCCACATATTAACTGGGATAAGTTTGTAAACTTTCAGCAGTACTATTGGATGCCTTATGGCCCACCATCAATAAAAGTTTTAGGTCAAGAGCAAACTATTATTAGCACTTACACAGTTCGCCTTTCAAATGAAGGCGACAATCAGGCATATGTGTTCACACCAAATGGATTAAGTAGAAACCCTGCAATAAAACTTTACAGAGGTCAGACATATCGATTTGACATTTTTGCTCCTGACGAACCGTTTAGTATTAAAACACAACGCCAAGCAGGGACACTGTTTAGATACATGACCAATGTGTCAGCATCTGCTGTAGAAAATGGTGTTATTGAATTTACTGTTCCTGAAGATGCGCCAGATGTATTGTATTACGTCAGTGAAAATAATGCTGATAATGGCGGTGTTTGGCAGATATTCGACATAGAAGAAAATACCTTTATTAATGTTGAAGATGACATTATAGGTAAAAAAACATATAGACTAAACAGCGGACTTGAACTTAGTAATGGTATGAAAATTGTTTTTTCTGGAAATGTAATTCCTGAAGAATATTCAATTGGCGCCTTTTATGTTGATGGCGTTGGCGATAAAATTACTCTGATATCTGAGAAGAATCTAGAAGTTTCTTCAAATTATTCTTCTTCTTTCGCTGTGTTGTTTGATGATGCTGGATTCGATTCCCAACCTTTTAGTGATGCGTCAGTGTTTGCTTTAGAAAAAGATTATATCACAATTAACAGAAATAACACTGATAAAAACCCTTGGAGCAGATATAATAGATGGTTCCATCAAGAAGTCATAATCAAGAGTTATGAAGAGTTAGGTCTTACACCGGTACTTGACCAGAATCAAAGAGCCAATAGACCTATCATTGAGTTTGAATCGAACTTAAAATTATATAACTTTGGTACATTTGCAAAGCAAGATGTAGATTTAGTTGATGTTTATACAAAAGATGCGTTTTCTATTATTGAAGGGTCTACCGGATTTAAAATTGACGGTATTGATCTTGCAAATGGACAAAGGATTTTATTTTTAGCTGATGAGGATCCGCTGGTAAAAAATAAAATTTTTAAGGTAAAGTTTTTAGAAACACGTCCGGGTGGAACATCTGTTAGGAGACAGATACATTTAGAACCAGTTGCAGATACTGACCCTAATATTTTTGAAACTGTAATTATTAAAAATGGTATCGAATATCAAAGTAAAATGTTTTGGTTTGATGGGTTGTCATGGAAATTATGCCAAGAAAAAACCAAAGTTAATCAAGCACCGTTATTTGATATGTTTGATACAGATGGAGTAACGTTATCAGATACAAGCAAATATGAAGGCTCGACGTTTTCTGGTAATGAGATTTTTAGTTACACTGTTGGTGAAGGATCTAATGATCCCGTGCTAGGGTTCCCTTTAGCTTACAGAAACATTAACAATGTCGGTGATATAGTTTTTAATTTTAAATTGTTGTCTGGAGAATTTAGATACAAAATTGGTGCAGATGTCATCACTGAAAAAACCAATAATAAGTTCTTAAAAAAGATTATCACAAAAGACACTACAGAGCTGATTAATGGCTGGACACGAACCACAGTTCAGAATGTACAACCGATCATTAGAATTTTTAAAGGATCAGAACAAACAACAGAGTTCCCAGTTGATGTATTTGATGATATAACTGATCTTGCAGATTTAGAAATTAAAGTTTATGTTAATGGTAAACGACTATCTAGAACCAAATATATTCTAGAAAATAGAGCAGTTTATAAGTTTGTAGTTTTAGAAAAGGCCATTAATGCCAATGATATTTTAACTATTAAATGTTATGCAAAACAAAATAAGAATGTTAATGGGCATTATGATATTCCAGTAAATTTACAAAATAATCCATTAAACAACGATATACAGTCGTTTACTCTTGGACAAGTTATAGATCACGTAGATTCTATCGTCGACAATCTGGAGTCATTTGTTGGAGAGTATCCTGGATTAGGCAACATGCGTGACATTCCTAACTTGTCAAGCTACGGAATAAAATTTGTTCAACACAGCGGTCCAGTAAATGTGGCATTGTATCACTTAACGTCAAAAAATTCTAACGTCATTAAAGCGTTAGAAAAATCTCGTGATGATTATGGCAAATTTAAACGTAATTTTAATAATTTAATTAAAGGTTTGGACAATATAGATGTAAAAGATTCTGTTGATAGTGTTCTTTTTGAAATTAATAAAGATAAACCAAAGTTATCTCCTTATTATTTTAGTGATGTGTTAGCTTATGGTGCTGCAATACGATCAGATATAACAGTTGTTGATTCTAGAATTAAATCGTATCCTTTATCTAGGCCATTTAATATAAATGGACTATCTAATAGAGCAGTTAATATCTATATTAATCATGTTCAAAAACTTTATGGGATAGATTATATTTTTAATGATAGTGGGTTCGTTGAAATACAAAGTTCTATTAATGTTGATGATATAATTTCTATTTACGAATATGAAAATACTGACGGATGTCATGTGCCTCCAACCCCATCTAGTTTGGGATTATGGCCAAAATATGAACCAAAAAAATATTTAGACACCACATTAATTACACCAAGAAATGTGATACAAGGTCATGATGGCAGTATCATTTTGGCCTATAACGATTATAGAGATGATTTAATTTTAGAGTTAGAAAAACGTATTTTTAACAATATTAAAGTGTCATATGACACAGATATATTCGATATCTACGATCATATCCCAGGATACAACAGATATACAGATTATAATTTAGAAGAATTTAACAGGGTATTGGCGCCTAATTTTTACCAATGGACTAATTTAGTTGATAGGGATTTTACAAAACCTCTGTCTTTAGATTTGACAAGCCCATTTAACTACAATTACAGTGATAATTTTTCTTCTGATAATGTTCCTTTACCAGGATACTGGAGAGGAATTTATAATTGGATGTTTGATACCGACAGACCACAATTATGCCCATGGGAAATGTTGGGCTATACAGTTGAACCAACATGGTGGAAGTCAGTTTATGGACCAGCCCCATATACAAAAAATAATTCCATACTATGGAACGATTTAATGACTGGAACTATTCGAGAACCAGGAAAACCAGTAATAACCAACGTTAAGTTTGTAAGACCGATATTAAGGCATATTCCGGTTGATGATCAAGGTAATTTAATAGACCCAGTTGAATCAGGAATAGCACAGGGATTTATTAATGTTCAGGTAGAGAATGATTTTGTTTTTGGAGACCAAAGCCCAGTTGAGGCTGCTTGGAGACGATCATCATATTATCCTTTCAGTGTTATCTCGACACTGTGTCTTTTAGCCCCAGCCAAAACAATTTCAGTCTTAATAGATAGATCTAGAATAGTTAGAAATAACTGCGGGCAGCTGATCTACAAAGATACTGGTCTAAGATTAAAACTAAAAGATATTAAAACGCCATCTATATTTACAGATGAAACTCGAGTGATGACATCGGGACTTGTAAATTATATTGTGGATTATATAGTCAGTGACGTGTTAAAATCGATAGATGAGTATCGTTACGATTTATTAAATTTAACAAATCAACTAAGTCATAGGATTGGTGGCTTCACGTCTAAAGAAAAATTTAATTTTAGATAGCAAGAGTCCAACGGCTAATTCTGGAGTTTTTGTCCCACAAGAAAACTACAAAATTTTCTTGAATACCGGGTCACCAATAAAAAAATTAGTTTATAGTGGTGTTATTATCAGTAAAATTCTTACCAAATATGGATCCGGGTTTGAAATTAAAGGTTATAGTCAAAAGCAGCCATTTTTTTATTATTATCAATGGACACAAACTGATAGACCTATTAATGTTGGCGGTATCAGTGAATCTTTCATTAATTGGGCATCCGGTCAAAAATATGTAGTTGGTAATATAGTTAACTACAATAATTCCTATTATAGAGTTAAGGTATCACATACAACGACTGAAGCCTTTAATAATGAATATTATCAAAGAATACCTTCCCTACCAATTGTGGGCGGCAGAGATGCGTTTCTTAGAAAAGCATGGGATCGAACACCCAAAGTATTAAATTATGGCACAACTTTTTATACAGTTCAAGATGTGGTTGATTTTTTACAAGGATATGGAGAATACCTAAAAGATCAAGGATTCGTATTCGATGAATATAACACAGACTTAAAAGAAATAGCATCGTGGGAAACATCTGTAAAAGAATTCATGTTCTGGACAACACAAAATTGGTCTACCGGATCCCAAAAATATAAAGATTGGGCACAAAATACTGAATTTAAAATCGAAGAAGTTGTGCTTTACAATGGCGATTATTACAGATCTAAAAATACTCATTTATCGAGCAATGTATTTGATGCTGAGTTATATGTTAAACTAGATGCGTTATCTCAAGACGGCGCCAGCGTTATTGCTCTAAGCCCAAGCGCACTGGGATTAAGTATGAATTTAGAGTTCTCTGTAGTTGACGACTTGCGAGACATATTTAACGAATATGAGATTTTTAGATCAGATGGTCAAAAATTTGATCAAAACTTTTTAAATTATACAAGAGAAGATAATACATTTGCATTTAGTCCAAGAGTAGATGGTATTGGGATCTATGGAGCAGCCTTTTACCTTGTACAAAAAGAGCATGTGTTAATTATCGATAACAGTACACAATTCAATGACACTATCTATGATTTAGAAGCGGGATATAGACAAGAAAGAATAAAAGTTTCTGGATATAAGACAATAAATTGGTATGGTGGGTTTGATATTCCTGGATTTATATTTGACACAGCTAACATACAAGAATGGCAAAGTTGGGTTGACTATAATTTAGGTGATATTGTAAGATATAAAGAATTTTATTACAGTGCATCTAAGTTTCTTCCAGGTTCATTAGAGTTTAACAATTTAGATTGGGTTCGATTAGAACAGAAACCAGAAGCCGAGTTGCTACCCAATTGGGATTACAAAGCCGATCAGTTCACAGATTTTTATGATCTGGATAGTGATAACTTCGATGGAGAGCAACAAAGAGTAGCCCAACATTTGATAGGATATCAGAAGCGTCAATATCTAGAAAATATAATTAAAAACGATGTAAGTGAATTTAAATTCTATCAGGGAATGATTTCTGAAAAAGGAACACGCAATTCACTGACTAAATTATTCGATGTATTATCATCAGCAGACAGAGATAGCATAGATTTTGACGAAGAGTGGGCCATCAAGTTAGGTCAATACGGCGCCGCCGATGCATTTGAAGAAATTGAATTTACTTTAGATGAAACAGAATTTAAAACAAATTCTCAGGCTTTTGAACTAACTTCATCTGTTGACAGAAACAAAATTGATTTTGTTATTAGACAGACACCTAACGAAATTTATGTAAAACCGTCGTTATATAATAATAATCCTTGGCCCACATTGGGTTATTTCTCACCATATTTGAGGATGCCTGGCCATGTTCGATATGATCAAGTAAAAACTTCTGTCGATACATTAGATTCAATTGTTAATGAAGATGTTTCTAATTATTCGGAAGGTGATTATATCTGGACAGCATTTCAAGGAAGATCGTGGAAAATTTATAGATATACTTTGGCTGAATTTACCGTGCGTGACGTTGAATACGCAAGTGGTGTGGTAACTGTTAAGTTTGATTCACTACATTCTTTAAACGTAGGCGATATATTTGCTTTGATAAATTCAGAAAAAATAGAAGGATTTCACAAAGTAACTACAGTTGATATAACAAAAATTACCTTTAATAAAGAAGTTAAAAATTGGCAATCCCCCTTTCAAGATAGTTCACAAATTTTAATTTATAAACTTGTACCACAAAATTTTGATTCTATCAATGATGCTATACTTCCCAAGAAGTTAAAAAATCACGAGTTGATGTGGATAGGTGATTATTCCAGTAATTTACCAACATCAGTTTGGAAAAATACTTCAGTCTATCAATCTAACAAACTTATAAATTCCTTGCTAGTAGACGGAGAACGTTTCGGTAATGCAATGTCTCTTGATCATCAAGGAAAAATTATGGTAGTATCTAGTGGTATTGATACAGCTATTGTTTATGAAAAATCCGGAGTTGTTGGTGGTTGGGTAAGAAGACAAGGTATATCGAGACCTGATAATATTCCATCTGGAAATATTTTTGCTGAAACATTATCTCTATCCTCAGACGCCCAATGGCTAGCCGTGGGCATACCTTCTATGGGAAATATACCATCTAAGTATATTGGTGTATATGACAACAGAGAATCCACTGTTTATCAACCAGGCGAAATAGTCAAATCTGGAAATACTCATTGGGTAGTCCCCCCTGGATTATCAGCACCAGAGGCAATAAACCACCCTGCCTATAAAGAAAGATTTGGATCAAAAGTTAAATTTTCTAAAACTGATACTGGATACATGATGGCAGTGAGCAGTATTGGATATAATTCTAATCAAGGAAGAGTCTATCTTTTTAGATTTGATAACAGTGATAATCAATGGAAGATGGATTATGACAGGCGTTATAGAGGAATTTATAACAACAGTCTTCTTTATTCTGAGAACGATATTGTATATTATGATTTTACGTTGTACCAAGCCAAAACTGATACATTAGGAAATGATCCTGAACAAGAAATATTTTGGAAAAAAGTGACTGATAAAAATATTTACGGATTCTTCCCTCAGGAAGTTTCTTCAGGATTTGACAGTAATTATAGGCCGATCGGTGATGATTCATCATTGTATGATTCTTTAGGTAACATATCTAATCAATTGAGCGAAACTGCAGAATCTGTTTTTTCTGGTGATTATTTTGGTTATGATTTTGATTTTGCCGACAATGGAAATAAGTTAGTAATTAGCGCACCGTCAGCAGATAGGTTTGCCCCACCTAATTTTAAAGGAGTATATAAACCTACTCTGACTTATTTGATAGGCGATGTTGTATTGGCATCAGGAAAGTATTATCAATGCGTAGACCCATTGCTGCCAATCGGATCATGGTTAGAATTGTCTGTAGGTTTAGATTCAAATTATGGAAAAGTGTTTATATATCGTAAGGATGATGATAGTTATGATTTAGTTCAAACGATGGCTAAGAACACTATAAACTTTAATGAGCAAGAACGATTTGGTGAAAGTGTTTCGTTATCTCAGGATGGAAATGTTCTGGCGATTGGTAGTATACTAGCTGATGATACTAAGATAGATCAAGGTATTGTTAGGATTTTTAATAACCAAAATTCTTTGTTTACGTTGAATCAAACAGTTAAAAATCGTAATCCGGAAGACGTCGAGGCTTTTGGTTCTAAAGTTTATCTTACTGATAATGATAAAACATTGGTAATTTTTAGTCAATACGGTGATTCTTTATTGATAACAGATTTTGATAATGGCACTACTACGTTCGATAATAATAGTATGCGTGTCGCTGATAATCTTGTTAATGCAGGAAGAGTCGACGTCTATAACAAATACGATACAAAATTCACTTATTCAGAATCTCTTCCTGTTGAAAGTAACGCACAGGATTTGTACGGAAACAATGTTCAAGTATCACCAAATATCATTGTAGTAACTGCAAAGAATGCTCTTAATACTAGCATTAGAACAGGTGCAGTGTATACTTATGAAAAAACACCAAATACATACAGCTGGGAAAAAATACAAGATGAGTCGAAAAAAGTCGACATTTCTAAAATTAAAAAAGTGTTCTTGTATAATAAAAAGACTAGTAAGTTATTAACGTATTTAGATGTAATAGATGTTCAACAGGGAAAAATTGCAGGAATCGCTGAACAAGAATTAAAATATAAAACATATTACGACCCTGCTACTTATTCGGTAGGAACATCAGCAGTCAATGTTGATGATGGAATGTCATGGCTTGATGACCACGTGGGAATGCTTTGGTGGGACCTAAGTAAAGCAAGATTCTTAGATAGTTACTTTGGTGATGTTGTATATAAAAATAATACATGGAATACACTTCATAGATATGGTAGTGTGGACGTATATGAATGGGTATCATCAAAATTAAAACCATCTGAGTGGGACGCTCAGGCAGATACCGAAGCTGGACTTGTTCTCGGAATTAGTGGAACTAGCCTTTACGGAGATTCAGTTTATAGTGTTAAACGCAGATATGATACAGTAAGTAAGAGTTTTAAAAATACCTATTATTATTGGGTAAAAAATAAAACCACAGTACCAACAGTTTACGGTAGATCAATTTCAGCTAAGGATGTTTCTAGATTAATCCAAGACCCAAAAAGTCAAGGAATTAAATTTATTTCGTTTACTTCTGAAAATTCTTTTAGTTTAACAAATATTCAAAACTTACTCAATGATAGAGACGTGGCATTGTCTGTACAATATTGGACCGTTGATCCAACTAGCTTGAACGTTCATACCGACTGGAAAATTGTTAGTGAAAATTTACAAACAGTTCTACCTTCATCTATTGAAGAAAAATGGTTTGATAGTCTCGTAGGAGTTGATAAGAATAATAGGCCAGTACCAGACATTACTCTGCCGCCTAAAAAGAAATATGATTATTTGAAAAAGAAAATATACCTTCTAAAATATCCGGATCATATGATTTAATTATTGATACAGATGCTGAATTACGCTTAATTAATACTGGCGCATACAGGCCAGCATCTATTTCTATTGAAATTAAAAATGGCAGTGTTAATGATATAACAATATCTGATCCTGGAGCCGGATTAGTCAATGCTCCGTATATCACAATTAACGGAACTGGTACTGGCGCAATAGTAAAATCAGTTATTAATGAAATAACAGGAAGTATAATAGGATTTGAAATTTTATCTAAAGGATCTGGGTACAGTGAAATTGGAACAACGGCTAGTGTAAGATCATTTTCAACATTAGTACTAAGCGACGAAATTTCGTTAGGTCGCTGGGCAATTTACTCTTTTGATTATTCAACTAATAAGTGGAGTAGAAATAAAATACAAGGATACGATGTTTCTAATTTCTGGAATTACATTGATTGGTATAGTCCCGGATACAGTCAGTTTTCTAAAATAGATTTCTTAGTTAATGGTACGTATGAGCTATATTCATTATCTGCAATTATTGGTCAAACAGTAAAGGTTAAAAATGTAGGTAGTTCAGGTTGGGTACTTCTTGAAAAATTTGCAAATTCAACATCTTTAGATTATACTCAATCATACAAGGTTGTTGGTAGAGAAAATGGCACTATACAAATTTCCAGTAAATTTTATTCATTTGATAATAACAACTTGGGATTTGATGGACCGTTATATGATAGTGACACTTATGACAATTCTGGTTCTTTAGAATTAAGAATCATTCTTAACACATTGAAAGATAATATTTTAATTGATGATTTAAAACCAGTATATCTAAGATTATTTTTTGCAAGTTTACGATATGTGTTGTCTGAACAACCATATGTAGATTGGTTCTTTAAGACAAGTTTTGTCAAAGCCACACACAACTTGGGCCTATTAAAACAAAAAGTTACATATAACTCCGATAGCTTAGAGGATTTTGAAAAATATATTTCAGAAGTAAAACCTTATAGAACAAAAATTAGAGAATACGTAAGCTCATATGACACTATAGATAATTCTAGTACTATGGTTACTGATTTTGATTTGCCCGCAGCATTCAGACAAAACAAAATAGAACCGGTATACGTGCAACTTAATGATCAAAATCAATTAATTACTGATGGAAATGAAATAAACGAATATCCGTGGAAACATTGGGCAGATTTTTATAAATTTGAAGTTTCTGATATAGCATTAGTTAATCAAGGTGACGGGTATATAACTAGACCAGTTGTTGAATTCGTTGGTGATTGCACAATACCAGCAACTGCTAGAGCGTTTATTTCTAATGGAAAAGTTACTAAGATAGAATTATTAACTGGTGGTTCGGGATATACTAAAGCACCCCAAATTATTATCAGTGGCGGCTTGCGAGAAAACGGAACACCAGCAAGAGCTGTTTCTAGAATTAAAAATAATTTTGTTAGGTCATCTTTAATAAAAATCAAATTTGATAGGATTACAAAGAGTTACTTTATCACTGATCTATCAGTTAACGAAACATTCTTAGGTTCTGGGTCTAAACTACAATTTTTATTAAAATGGAGCCCTGATTTAAAAACAGGTAATACTGTAGTTAAAATTAATAATCAAGAAGCATTAAGGGACACTTACAACGTTGTTACAAAAACAGATACTAGTAGGGGACATACTGCTTATTACGGTGTATTAACATTTACAACTGCTCCAGCAAACGGCGACATTATAGAAGTTAGATATATTAAAGATTTTAATCACTTGTCTGCTGCAGATAGAATCAACTACTACTACGATCCTCAAACAGGTCAAATAGGAAAAGATATTGGACAACTGATGCAAGGGGTTGACTATGCAGGAGTTAGTATAGTCGGCCTAGATTTTAAATCTAGTTCAGGCTGGGACCAATTACCTTGGTTCAGCGATGTTTGGGACAGCTTTGACGCCACATTCGATGACTATATTGTCGCAGTTGTTGATGACAGTACATATTCATTTGAGTTACCATACACACCTGCTGTCGGGCAAGAAATTAATGTATATGTGAACGGAGTAAGAATTGACGATCCATATTTTGATTTGTATGATGGAAGTACAGTTCAACCAAACGGAAGAGTAGTTGCGCCTGAATCAACCGTAATGAAAACTATTATCGGCAACGGAACTACAAAAATATTTAATTTACCTAATTTAACATCGAGCCCTGCGTTAGATATCGATGAAGGTGATCAAGTGGCTTATTCCACAGCCACTGGCCTTGCTGCTGACGATATAATTATTGACGGCGACGGATTTGTAACCCCAACGAGCAGTCCAGCACCTGAAGAAGTTGTTCCTGGTCAATTGGTTGATACTGTGGCAATTAAAGTGTTTGACCGGCCAACTGCCGGATCTGCAAAAATTTCTTCTAATAACTATATTGCTGATGGTGTTAATAAAGTTTTTGATATTGGACAATTTATAAACAGTAACGATGCTGTACTTGTTAAGGTCGGCGATCAAATATTAGAATCCTCTCAATTTACAATTAGTGTTAAAAATAAAACAGTGACGTTAACTTCGGCCCCAGCAAACAAAGAAATAGTTAACGTTACAAGTTTTGGATTTAATGGACAAAATTTATTAGATTTAGATTATTTCGTAGGCGACGGAAGTACTATAGAATTTATTACGAACGCTCCATGGGATCAAGCACAGTCATCATTAGTAACAGTTTCCGGCGAAGTAGTGAATTATATTTTATTTAGGACTGATAACAGTTATGACAGTCTTAATAGAGTTGGTATAAGATTCGGTTCTCCACCAGGAGAGGGAGACGTTGTTCAATACCTAATTTCTTCTTCTGAAGATAGGACTTATAGCATTGTTACTACTGAAACATTGACAGCGGATGGCAGTACATCCGTATATCCTTTAACTGTCACAATAGGTAATAAACTACCATTTGAAGCTAATGTTATTGTTAGAAAAGATAATCAAATATTACAAGGCCCAGATAATTTATATTATACTCTTAGTAATAATGTGTTGACATATTCTATCCCTTCTTATAAATTCTCTTCTGGTATTACAACAAATGATGATATTGTTGTATATTTGAGTGGAAGAAAATTACAAATCATGGTAGATTATACTATTGATCTGTTGTTAGGATCAGTATCAATCACATCTGAAAATTATGTTAATCAAGCAGATTTAATTATTTCAATAATTACTAATTCTGAATATTTTATTGATAACGGGAATATAGAATTTGTATCAACACCGTTGATTGGTGATGTTTATAAAATTACTTCAATGTTTAATCATGATGTTTTAGATATTAAAACAACTGATTATGAAATTAAATCTACAATATCATTAACTGCGGACTCTTTCGAATACCTATCTTATAATTTGACTAAGGGCGGTAGAATAAAATTAGACAGGGAAGTTATCGATGACAGCTATGTTTGGGTAATAAAAAATAAAACCTTACTTACACATAGTATTGATTACAAACTTTTAGGTAATAAAAGAGAAATAAAGTTGACAGATAAGCCTGCGGTAAATGATGTGTTTGTAGTTATGACATATTCAAATAATATTGTAAAATCTAATTTAAGCTATATGCAGTTCAAAGACATGCTTAATAGAGATCATTACAAGAGAATGTCGAAGAACAGACAAACGGTATTATTTAAAGATTTGAAATACTCTGATAAGGTAATTTACGTAGAAAACCCTGAAGTTTTATCAGAACCAAATAGATTAAAAAATATTCCTGGCGCCATATATTTGAACGGTGAAAGAATTGAATATTTTGTTAAAGATGGTAATGAACTTAGACAATTAAGAAGAGGCACATTAGGTACAGGAATACCACAAGTCCATGTATCTGGTCTGACTTTACTTGATATTGGCGTGTCGGAAACCATGCCTTATAAAGATGACTTCATTATCGATACTAACTTTTATGATGGTAGTACAAATGTAATACCGTTACAATACGTTCCAACACTATTAGATAGCAGTCTTACAGATGAAGATTGGACTAGAACTGATATACCAAGCACTTACGGACAATGCGATGAGATTGAAGTTTTTGTTGGCGGGTACAACTTAAGGGGTGCCTGGGAAACAGATACTGAATATAGTGTGGGTGAAATAATTTTGTATGGCACTTATACATATCGCTGTATAGCTGATCATAGGAGTGGATCATTTATAGATGATAGAAATAAGTGGGAATTTTTTGTAGGCAATCAACGATTGAAGAAACACCCATATAAAGTACATAACTCTGAAATACACTATGAAAGTCCTGAAGGTGATGTAGAGTTTGAAGCAGATTTTTCAGTCAATGGTACAACAGCCGCTGTTAGATTAACCAACAGTTTATCAACAGGAACAAAAATAATAACTATTAAAAAGATTGGCAAGATTTGGAATGATCCTGGTAGTGACCTAGCAAACTCTAACAATGCTATTGTTAACTTCTTATTTGCTGAAGAAGGAGCAACACCGATCACAAAGAAATCTAATTTAAATTTAATTGATACAAGTTTTGATAACGAATCGCTGACTTTTGACTCAGGTGATTTAACATTTGATAAAGGATAAGAAAAATGGCAATACAAATTATTAATGTTGGCCAAATACCTAATGATGGTACCGGCGATTCGCTGAGATCAGCAGGTAACAAAATTAATGACAATTTTACTGAACTATATACGGCCTTAGGTTCAACCAGTGGCCGATTAAGTTTAGTTAGTGGTATTACAGCAGCTAATGGCGTTGCTGTGGATTCCGAAACTGGTAATGTGACGATCACTGGTGTAATAGCATCGCCGACACGTTTCGGTGTAATTAAAGTCGGTAATAATTTAACAATAAGTTCAGAAGGAGTATTATCAGCTAATCCAGGAAACTATACACTCCCTACAGCAAGTGAAACTGTGTTGGGTGGCGTTAAAGTTGGGGCAAATTTATCCATTAATGGGTCGGGAGTATTATCTGCGGCCCAGTATGTGTTACCTACAGCAACGGTTTCTACTTTAGGTGGAATCAGGGTAGGTGCAAGATTAACTATAGATCCTAACGGAATATTAAGTGCCGATGAACCAATAATTCCAGTTGCAACTACTACTGTATTAGGTGGCGTTAAGGTCGATGGAACTAGTATAACTATTACAAATCAAGTTATTAGTGTTTCTACAGACTATGTTAAAGGACCTAGTTCGGCAACATCAAATTCTATTGCAAGATACGACAATACTACAGGAAAACTTATTAAAAATAGTTTAGTCACAGTTAGTGATGTAGGATTAATAACTGCACCGGTTGTTGGAAATATAATTCCTTTCTATTATGCAGATCAAACAGCCTTTCCAAATGCTTCGACTTATGAAGGAACCCTAGCATTTAGTGATGCTGATAATAGATTATTTTATTCATCTGATGGCAATTGGGTAAGCATTGCAAGAAGTGATGAAATAAATGTAGATACAAATACAACTTACACTATAAGTGCTGCTGATGGTACTGCTGGCAAGAAAATTATACGGCTAACTGCCGGTGGCAGTGGTAGTGGAAATGATGATGTTACACTTGTTGCAGGCACAAATGTAACTTTGGATAGAGTCGGTGACGAAATTACTATCAATTCTACAGCTACTGGCGGATCCGGAACTGGATTAGGATCAAGAGTTGATGCTCAAGCCACAACTTCAAACATTGCAGCCGGAGCAACAGCAAACATAACAATTACAGGATTCAAAGGTTATGTGTTATATAAAGTTTCCACATCTGATGCTGCATGGGTAAGGATTTATTCTAGCAGTTCTGCAAGAACTAGTGACATTAGTAGATCTGAAGGCACAGATCCAGCACCCGGATCTGGAGTTATTGCTGAAGTTATCACGACCGGTAGCCAAACAATTTTAATGACACCTGCTGTTTTTGGTTTTAATAATGAAACAGTTCCCACCACAGATATTCAATTGGCAGTTACAAACAAAGGTGCCATTAGTACAACAATAACAGTTACTCTTACAATTGTACAACTAGAGGATTAATAATATGTCAATGATCGATTATGTAGGTGTAAAAAGATATATTGTGACACTCCATGATTTTGAGATGATGGAAAGTTTGCATAACGATCTCGAAACTGATGGCATTGCGCCTCCTGGAACTGACATACTTAGAGCAGTTATCTGTGTAAACAAACGCCCAGTCAGTAGAAATTCTGAATTTATGCTTACAGCATGGGAGGTTGAAGAGTTAAAAAAAGATACTAGAGTAAAAAATATCGAACTAATTCCCAGCGAATTAGGAATTTCTGCAGGTGAATTTTCAATATCACAAACAAGCACTAACTGGAATAAAAGTGGAAGTAGTGCCACAGACATGAACAATTGGGGCTTGTTACGATGCGTTGAGGGATCTCAAAGAGCCAATTGGGGAGGACTAGGATTTGATGGAACTGGAACTGGTAATCCAATTGCATCTGGAACAATAAAACTTGCTCAAACAGGAAAAAATGTTGATGTAGTCATCATTGATGGAAATGGCATTACCTTTAATCATCCAGAATATGCAGTAAATTCAAATGGAACTGGTGGCTCTAGGGCAGTGCAATACAATTGGCTTCAACACGATCCTGTGGTTAGGGGTCTGCCACCAGGAAATTACGTTTATTCTACTAGTGACCATGCTACACACGTTGCTGGAACAGTGGCAGGTAATACTCAAGGCTGGGCAAGAGCAGCTAATATATACAACATTTACTATTATGCTGGTGATGAAGGAAATGCACTTTTTCCCTATGTTATGGACTATGTAAGAGAATTTCATAGAACTAAGACAGTGAACCCGGCTACTGGTAGAAAAAATCCAACTATTTGTAACAACAGTTGGGGCATGAGTATTTTTCCTGGAGAATGGAGTTTTGCCGATATAACTGCTGTGACGTATCGAGGAACTAGATATGAAGCTCCTGGTGGAACTACAAATTATACAGGGCTATCTGGAGTATATAGTTCTAATTCTTTACTGTCTTTTTTCACTAATGATCCTGAAAATATATCTCAAAGAATCATTACAACTGGTTCACAAGCAGGAACACCTAATTGTCCAGCCGAACACAACTTATCAACTAACATTTTCTATAACACAACCAGTTAGTTTCGAAATTTTAAGCAATGTGGCTGTGGGTTCAACAACTGGGCCAATAATTTTGACTTCTGAAGTAACAATAACAGATCCCAACAGTGTTGTTACAACATATACGGATACAATTTCTGGAAGTCAAATTGAAACGCTCATTGAAGAAACAGTATCATTGACGGTTACTGGACAATACACGGTCACTTATACTACAACAGTGGATTTGCAATCGTCAACTGATCCAGTTTTTGCATCGCTAATGAGTTTGATTAGCAAATCTACAGGCGGAAACGCCAGCGCCACAGTTGAGAGTTTAATTGGTGCATCCATCGGAACTACTTCTGGATTAACGTCCTCGACAACACCTTCATCAGGTTCAAATGACGATGGATTCTGGCAAATAAATTTACCATTCAATGTTACATACTTGTCTGTGGATTATACAGCAGTTTATGTGGGCACTAATACATATTTGACTTTTGGTTCGGGTTCTGCAAATTATTCAGGATTATCAGCGTCTAATCCCCCGTTACCGAAGATTATGATTAGCTCTGCTGACAATTCTGTTCAAAGAATATATCATGGAGTTGAAGGCATCGCACCAAATAGAACTTATAGAGTGATAGTAGAAGGAAATGCAAATACAAGTGGGACATTAGGTAGCCCAAACATGCGATATCAATATACATTTTATGAAGCATATCCTGCAAGGATTGACATTAGCATTGCACAAAATAATAGAAAAACAATTGTGGGTGGTGGGTTTAGTTCAAATCAACTCAATCAATGGGGGTTCATAGCTAATCAAAGAATACCAGTTCGTGTAGGTCCGTTAGATGCAGATTTAGAAGATGCTATTGATGAAGGAATACTTTTTGTTGGAGCCGCAGGGAACGGCCGATGGAAACACGATATACCGGGCGGCCCAGATTGGGATAATACTTTTGAAATGGCTATTCGGTATCCAGGTAGTGTAGCTCAACCTTATTATTACATGAGAGGAACAAGCCCCACAGCTAATGATGATACGGTTAATGGTGACTATGATATTCCTAATATCTGTGTTGGTGCTGTTGATTCTATTCAACTAGATCAAAAAGTAACGTTTAGTGATTGTGGTCCTGGTGTTGATATTTTTGCTCCAGGAACACATATTTTAAGCGCAGTTCCTTCAGGCGGAGCTCCTGACCCCAGGAATTCTTCCTTTAGAATTAATAAAAATTCTGGAACTAGCATGGCAAGTCCACAAGTTTGTGGAGTATTAGCATGTGCCTTGGAAACATACCCAACAATGAGGCAAGAACAAGCTAAACATTATATTTTAGGATATTCAAAGACTGGGCAACTTACTACTACAAACGGCGGCCCCACTGATGGACGAGACTTGCAAGGAGCACCAAACAAGTATCTGTATTATTATGTTGAAAGAAGATTTGAGGGAAATGTATTTCCTAAAATAAATGTAAGTTCGAGACCATCATCTGGTGCTGTGTTCCCTAGAACACGCATTAGACGTTCTTGAAAAACCATTCAAATCATAAAACTAACACATTATGAAAGCAGATAAATAATAAAATAATGCGAGATAACCATGCAAAATAGAGATTTAACCGGAATACATGTAGAAGGGCATATAAAAATTTGGGATCCCGAGTCCCAGAAAATATATGTTAATAAACGAAATGCAATCCATTATGAAAATATGAGTATAGCTCTTGCCGAAAGTATTTCAAATTCTGGTCAAGGGTTTATATATGAGATGGCATTTGGTAATGGAGGAACAGCGGTCGATCCTACAGGTATCATCACGTACCTTACACCAAACAGCACTGGTATTAATGCCAGTCTTTATAATGAACGTTATGCCAAAGTTGTTGATGACAGATCAATATCAAACGTAGACCCAACTAGGAATTTTATCGAATCTAGGCACGTAACTGGCACTAACTATACAGATGTTTTCATTACATGTCTTTTAGATTATGGCGATGCTGCAGGGCAACAAGCATTTGATAATTCAAATAGCAATGAAGGAAATTTTGTTTTTGATGAGTTGGGTCTTAAATCTTATAGTTCTTCAGGAAACAGTAAATTATTAACTCATGTAATTTTTCACCCAGTGCAAAAATCTTTGAATAGATTAATTCAAATAGACTATACAGTTAGAATACAGAGTTTAACTGGATTGAACGGAGCATAATATGAGTTATCAAGTTAAGTTTAGCGACACAACAAAAACGCCAATAACAGTTAACGATCAGACTCTTAATCAAGATAGAAGTGTTGCATTTATTGGAAAAAATTATGCTGGATACAGTCAAGCGATTGCTGAAAATTTTTTACATCTTTTAGAAAATTTCGCAAAAAGTACTGAACCGACAAATCCAGTAACTGGACAACTGTGGTATGATACTACTGTAGGTGAAAATAATCAGTTAAAATTGTTTGATGGTTCAAGATGGGTAGCAGCAGGTAACGTTAAAAAAGCAACAACATCACCAGTAACATCTGTAATTGGTGATCTATGGGTTGATACAGATAATCAACAACTTTTTCTTTACAACGGATCTACATGGGTACTAGTTGGTCCACAATATAGTACAGGTCAAAGGACAGGTGCAGAAGTAGAATTAATATCTGACACGTTAGGTAATGAAGTTAGACCGGTTGTAACCTTGTTTGTAAAGGATGAAAGAGTAGCAATAATCAGTGAAAGACAGTTCACACCGAAATCAGCAATAGAGGGATTTACTACACTAAAACAGGGTATTAATTTATCATCTAAAAACTTTAACAGTACAACGTTAGGTAATAAATTTTGGGGTGTTGCTGAAAAAGCAGATGCGCTAGTAATAGGGTCTTCTACAGTTGCAGCATCAAACTTTCTAAGATCAGATCAACCAAGCGTAACTAATTTTGGTCTAAGTGTTAGAAACAATGCCGGTATCAATATCGGAGGAGACTCTTCGTTAAGTATAGCTATTGATAGTAATTCGGCTTTGATCTTTAATAAAATTTCTGGATCAAGTATAGATTTTAAACTCAAATCTTCATCTGGTACTCCAACAGTATTAAGAATTGACAGCAGTCAAAAAGTAGGAATTAATAAAACAAACCCCGATGAAAGTTTAGATGTAGTTGGAAATATAAAAACAAACGGAAAACTTATTGTAGCCAATACTGAAAACTCTACCGGAATAAACACCGGATCAATAATGACTACTGGTGGTGCAAGTATTAATAAAAGATTATTTGTTGGTGAAAATTTAGAAGTCGATGGGAATTCAAACCTTAAAACAATTTTACCAAAAACTGATAACTCTTTTAATTTAGGATCAGCCGCAGTTAGGTGGAATAACATTTTTGCTAATAGGGTCGGGCAACCAGAAAGCGAACTAGCAGGAAAACCTGCTACAACATTTTTTGGCAATTTCAATGGATTTTTAACTGGTAATATTTCTGGAACTGCTTCGGGACTAACATCGACTACAGTGTTTAGTCTTGGTGATCGGGTTGATTCGTTTGGTTCTGTATTACAAGCAAGTGATATTGTTAGTACAGGGGTTAATTTTAATGGATCAACATCGACCAACACTGTGACATTAACTGGAATTATTAGTCCGTCATTTATAACAAATAAGCCACAAGCGACAGATTCTCAGGCAAGTGATGAATTTTTAACAAGTCGAGCTGGAGTTTTAAGCAGAGTAAGTAAAGCAACTATTCTTAGAAATGTTCCTTTAGTACCTACGGGGGCAATTTTTCCCTTTGCCGGTGCAGTAGTTCCTATCGGATATTTGCTTTGCGATGGTAGTGAGCAACTTATTGCCTCATACCCGGAATTATTCGCAGTCATTGAGTACAGATATAAACCATTGAGTCTCTTAACAGGAGTTGCCACTTTCGGATTACCGGATTTGAGAGGAAGATTTCCTCTTGGTAAAGATAACATGTCGAATTCGGGCGCAACCCCAGGACCTAATAGGGTTCCAGATGTTGCAGCTGATGAATTGGGCGGTGTAGGTGGTGTTGCAGAAATACAATTGACACGTAATAATTTGCCACAACACGTACATGATTTAAAAGGAAATGCAGGAAGCCAATTTTATGCGTTTAAACCAGCGACAGGCACACCTCCGGATACGAACGCAGAAGGTTCAAATGGCCTCACTGCAACTGGACAAGGCCAACTTATGGTAGACAGTGGTGGCATATTCATGGACGACTTGCCATCAAGTTCCTTAGCAGTGCCTTTTTCTATCACAAATAATTATCAAACAATTAATTATATCATATTTACAGGTAGGATAGCTTAATGGCATACATTATTAATAAAACTGATGGTTCAGAATTAACCGAACTACTTGATAAAACTATAGATCAAACTAGCACTGATCTCACGCTAGTTGGTAAAAATACCAGTAATTATGGTGAATTACTAAATGAAAATTTTATAAAGTTATTAGAAAATTTTGCCAGTTCGACTCCACCAAATTTTCCTATCAGAGGACAGATATGGTACGACTCTAATGAAAATAGATTAAAGATATATGATGGCACACAGTTTAAAACTAGTGGTGGTCCTATAATTGCATCAAGTAGACCGACTACACTTGTTCAAGGTGACATATGGATTAATAATGCATCTAATCAAATGTTTTTTTATGATGGACAAGATACAGTACTAGCTGGGCCTTTATATACTGCTGAACAAGGTATATCTGGTCCTGAAGTCGTCAGTGTATCCGACGTCAGCGGAAATTTAAGATCGATTGTAAAACTTTGGGCAGGCCAAAGTTTATTAGGAATTTTTAGTAAAGATGAATTCACTCCGTCCACTAGAGACGCACTAGATTTGACTAGTGAAGGATTTACTGGTGTTATTAGAAAGGGATTCACCCAAGCTAATGACAGTCAAATAAAATTTTATGTCACTGCATCTAAAGCCGATGCATTGCTTGATGGATTGGGGAATTTAAAGGGTGTCAGTAGTTTTTTAAGTACAGAAACTGATTCCACTACTATTGGACAAATAAGAATACAGAACGCAGTGCCGTTAGTTCTTGGCCCGACACAAAATAATGAATTTAGGATAGACAATTTAACATTTGCCATAGCTAGTAATAGATCAGGGCAAGATTTTAAATTAATTGTAAGAAATGCAACAGTTGAGGTTGAAGCGATAACTGTAAAGACCACTACTTCTAGGATAGGAATTTTCAATAGTAATCCAGAACAAACCCTTCATGTTGGCGGTTCTGCTAAAATTTCTGGAAATTTAGAAGTTACAGGAACTGTAAAATCATCTTGGATTTCTAAGTCAGCAAATTATACAGCTCAACCTAATGAAAAAATATTATTGGCTGCAGATGTTTCACCGTTTACAATAACACTGCCAGCAAGTCCGGTAATAGGGGATTTTGTATCATTTATTGACGCTTCAATTCAGGGTTTGGATTTTAATCCAGTAACTATTGATAGAAACGGTCAAAAAATCAACGGAGCCGCATCAAATGTCGTAGTATCTACGGAAGCTGCTGCGTTTACATTGGTTTATACAGGAACAAATAGAGGCTGGGCATATGATAATGTACCAGTTTAAATAAATATAGAAAAGGGGTTTAGGGAATGCCTTATAACATTAATAGATATAACGGAACACTAGTCAGCGTAGTTGAAGATGGGACCGTCGATAATACGCTTGATATCAAGCTAATTGGAAAAAATTATGCAGGATATGGTGAAGTTCAGAATGAGAACTTTGTACATCTTCTAGAAAATTTCGCTGGAACCTCTGAACCAACTAGAAAGATTTCTGGTCAGATTTGGTATGATAGCGGAACTAAAAAACTAAAGTTCTATGATGGTACTAAATTTAGAACAACTGGCGGCGCCGAAATAGGTGCTTCCGAGCCAGTGGGGTTGACTACTGGTGATTTTTGGTATAATACAAATACCAATCAATTATATGCTTGGAGTGGATCGGAATTTATATTAGTTGGTCCACAAGCAGTGGCCAATGCTGAAACCACACAATTAAGATCTAGAAGTGTTGTAGATACTACCAGCGCCACACACGCTATTGTTGAAGCAGTGGTTAATGGCGTAGTTGTTTATATTATTTCTTCGGATGAATTTACTCTTAATGCAGCAATCAATCCTATTACAGGATACAGCGTAATTAAAAAGGGCATTACCTTAGTCAATACACCGAGTGTTACGCTTGGGCCAGATGTCGAAGGTGTAACGTCCACAGATCATAGATTTTGGGGAACATCATCAAACGCTTTAAAATTGGGCGGCGTAGATGCAACCAAGTTTGTTAGAAATGATATCTCTTCATTGCCAACAGTTGCTATAAGATTCAGTGATTTAGGTTTTACTGTAGGTAACGACGATGATTTGTCTGTGTTTATTGATGGCACAACTCCAACAATACAAAACGTCCTAAGTGACACTATTGTTTTTAAAACAAATACAGGTACAGTTCAAACTCCTTTAAAAATTATAGGTGCTAACACATTGCCGGGCAGTAACAATGTAAGTAATTTAGGTTCTAGCTCATTCAAGTTTGCAACAGTTTTTGCAACATCTTTTAATGGAGTAGCCACGCAGGCAGATACACTTAATCTTGGCGGGTCATACGTGTCTGCTAGTTTAACAGCTACACCATCAACTATCGCAGCAAGAGATAGTTCTGGTGATATATATGCAAATCGTTTTGAAGGAACTGCTGCTGAAGCAGAATATGCTGACCTTGCTGAAAAATATCTAACAGATGCAGACTATGATGTCGGCACTGTAGTAACAGTTGGTGGCGAAGCCGAAGTTAGGGCAGCAATATTTGGAGATAGAGCGATTGGGGTCATTTCAGCTCACCCGGCCTATCTTATGAATAGTGCATCCAATGGTCAGGCTGTGGCCTTAAAAGGCCGAGTACCAGTAAAAGTTACTGGAGCTATTAAAAAGGGAGATAGATTAATTGCAGCCGATAATGGTTGTGCCGTTCATGCAGGGTTTCATCAATATCAAGATGTGTTTGCCATAGCATTGGAAACAAACAATGATGTTGGAATAAAGTTAGTAGAAGCAATCGTTCTATAACTAAATAACACAAAATAAAGAGAACGTTATGTCAGGATCACCAGGTATTTTTCCAAAAATTGATGGCAACACCATATATGCAGAAGACTATAACAATATTCAGAGCACTGCTGAATTTCTATTAGGTACTGGATTATCAGATGCTGGATACGGCCAAGTAGTATCATCAGCAATTGTATCCGGACAACCAGCTCCAGACTTAATTACAGTCGCCCAATGGAACAGTTTACGAAATGATTTACTTAAAGTTCGTCAGCACCAGACAGGAGTAGATGAAGGTCCAAATTTAGATATTCCATCTGATAGTACATTGATCACTAATGAATTTGTTAACCAATATAAAACATTTGCAACAACATGTCAGGTCGATAGATTGACTATTGCATTTAATCAAGGAACTGAACAGAATTTAGTTTCCCCTAGCATTAGAGCAACCAATTGGAGTGGTACGTTGACGCAAGTTCTTACTGTTACATTTCCGACAGGCGACGCTGCTCGACATTTTTTCAATGCAGGCGGTCAAATAAGATTTAGTGCATCATTAGTTCACAGTCTTTCAGTTTCTGATCCTTCTTATACTAAAACTGAAAAATGGAAAGATCTTCTCAATGATATGGCAACA